AATTCTTCAGTGATCTCTGATTTCAACGAATGCTCGATAGCAACTTCATTTTCTTTCATCCACTGCTCAACACAGTAATCAAGATAGTCATCTAGCTTAGATGTGATTTCTTGAGTAACTTCCGAAACAGCTTCCTCTAGCTTGGTTTCGAATTGCTCTTCTAGCTCAGCAATCTCTTCCGAGATACGAGTTTGAATAGCTGCTTCAAAAATGGTAGTGGCTTTCTCTCTAAATTCTTCGGAGATGTCTTCTCCGTTAAACATAGCATCAATGTGTTCTTTCATTGCTACCGAGGCCTTATTCTTAGCTGACATATCTCCTGTTGGAGCTGTGTTGTTTTCTGTATTGGTATCTTGCTGACCATTCTGATCTGCATCGATGGTTTGTGGGTTCATATCACCCTGTTGCTTCGAATTAGGTAGGGTATTTTTCTTGGTACCAGCATCAGGAACCATTGACACACCGGTAGCACCACCACCTACTGCCAATTCATCTAGTTGTTTTCTTGCCATTTTCTTTACTCCTTAAAAGTATCTTTATTATTTATATTTTAAAAATTTACAGTGAATCAATGAATTGTTTAAAAACCTTGATCTTTTGCTCTTCAAGGTTTCTACTTGATGTCTTTTGAATGGTTTTCTTCATTTCTTCTAACTTCTGAGCTTTAAGGAGACCATTGTCCCATACCCACTCAACTCCTTCCATGATCCCTCTGACAAACGCATCCGGTGCGGAAGGATCTGCAACAACATCTGCAGCGGTAGCTAAATGAAAGTCATCCTGTACTTCATTAATACCTTCGCTGTTGAGCTTCAAGGAACCCATACCTCTTGACGATACGCCAAGAACACATCCCTCACTCATTAGATTCTTAACAATGTTGCCGTATGGAGTGTCCATAATCTTGGCTTTACCAATGAAGTTAGACCCTTCTTTAAAGAGCTTAACAGTCATGTGAGATACTCTTTCAAGATTGATATTAGGACCTTGTGGGTGACCTAACTCTCCAAAAGCCCTATTCTCTTGAATGTATTCTTTATTATATCTGTTCACTTCTCTCTCAAGAACATTACCCCTATATATCCTGCCATTTTTATTGGTACGATCGGCTTGCATAAAGATACCTTCAATAAAAAAGCTCTTCTTTCCTTCTTTTTCTTCAACAAGGAACTTCATCCCTTCGTTGACTTCGCAGATTAGTTTCATTCTAGTTCCTTATCTATACGCAGCAGCAACAGCAAAAATACCCGCGCCAGCATAGGCGCCATTATTTGGTTGGTTATTTGCTTTTAAAGTATCAGTTGGATTTTTAACAACATATTCTATACCAAAATCAGTACCATGGTGGCCAAGTGTAAATGTTCCTAGCACCGTACCTGTATTTGATGTTATAGTAATGGTCGCGCTATTGGCACTATCCACATTGACTAATCTTACAAGAGAAGCCAAACTGAGATTGTTAGCTGTTGTCAAAGCAACCTCTACTCCTATTGGTTTAAATGGATCAGCCATTTTGCACCTCCAACTGCTCTAAAAACTCAATCATTTGATCTGGGCTATTTTCAAGTATATCGTTAAATACCTTTTTGTTGTCGTCTGACAAATTTTCATATACGGTATTTAGAAGCTCGTTGATCTCTGGATCCTGATCATATCCTTCCTTGAGCTTAGCTGGCTTGCTGTAATCAGCCATCTGCAAGATTCTATCATGTAGGTCAGATAGTGAGTTATTAATTGTCTTAATCTGATCAACATGGTGCCAACCGGCCTCACCTTGGTTATAATTCTTTTTACTAGTAACAGCGTCGTAGTGATCAGATAGGGCCTTGGTGATACCTTTAATATGCTTAGCAGCTTCTTCGTGGTTCTTTTGGAACCGCTGATGCGATGTATCGCTCTCGTCAAGACCTTCAACTTCTTCTTTGACGGACGAATACGAATCTTTGTGCTTAATCTTGGCACCCATTTCAGCAGCATCATCTAACTCAGTATCAGAAAGATGCTCACCAACATCAATACTATCGGATAGGCTTTTACCAACTGCATGTACCTTGTACTTACCTTTGTGCATACCACTATCAACATGGCTGACATGAAGAGCCATTGGATGTAGCTTTGTAGACTCCTCATACACTCTCTCATCCTTATTGACATCGTATCCATGACGAGTCTTCTCACGTCCAATAGTCTTGATGTTAGTTGCATTGAACATCTTATCATCTTGAGTACCAGCATCATCTAGCTTCTGCTTAGCAATAATGTGCTTGTCTTTGAAGCGTTTCTCGTCCTTAGATTTAGGAGAATAAACCTCCAAAATACCTTTAAGAGTTTTTGCCATCTTAAATATCCTCTTCTTGTTCTTCGTGATCTGAATCAGTATTGTCTGTGGGTTGTGCAAAAAATGATTGAGCTACCTCGACTTTTTTTTGCTGAATTGAATCATAAATTCTGCCCATCATGAGCTCATTAAACACATCTTGCATCCTCGAAGGCTGACCCTCGTAAGCATGCTTAACTAAGTCACTTACATCATACTGTGGTTGTCCGTCTGGCATTATATCTCCTAATAATTATTGAGGCTCTGAAGGTGGTTGTGGAGGGTAGAAAACTGCATTACTAAACTCTCCATTGAGATCAGCATCTTGTGCAATCATATCCTCATCATTTTGCTTAAATACATTCTGTCTTAGCCATTTATGCGAATAGTATTTACCAATATAAGGAGCTAGTTGGTTTGCAACATTGATTCTTGAAGCCATTACCTCAGTCTCTTTCAATTCTTCATAATAATCGTCACTTGAAAACTCGAACTTGATAAACTGAGACATTGCCTCCCAGTCATCAGTAGTAACAATTCCTTTTAGTACTAGCTGTTTCTCTAAGCACTTGAGGAACAGGGCAGAGAATCGTGCGCGCAGTCTTTTGATAAACTTGGCAAACTTAACTTCATCTCTTGTTATCTCTGTGGCTCTACCTATTGAATAGGTCTGCTCAGATTGCAGTCTGGTAACTGGAACATTTAAGGCTTGATATAATTTCTTTTGGAAATATTCAACATCCTCAATCTTGCCTAGGTTTTCTCCACCAGGCAATGTCGTGATTTCTGTACCACGACCACCTTCACGTCTTGGAAGCCAGTAGTCTTCCAACATTGTCATGAACTTCCTATCGTCTCTGACCTCCCCTGTCGAGGCATCATAGACTAATCTGTTCTTGTGTCGAGCCATCATATCACGAAGATACTGCTCTGCTTTCATCTTAGGAAGATTACCTACGTCAATGTAGAATATTCTTCTCTCTGGAGCTCTTGAGAGTCTGTATATAACAGTTGCGTCTTCAAGAACTCTTAATTGGTTTAATGGCTTAATAGCCTTGTGCAGGAACGAAAGAACCATCGACCCGTTGTTATCCATTAATCCGGATACACTATGAACGATAGAATCTTTAGCAATCTTAACACCAGTTGCCGAATGAGATACAGCCCCACTACCAATACCTTGAGCGTTGTATCCCTTTTCGTTGTACAGGAAGTACTCTTTCTGATTCTGTGTTACGACTACCTGAGACTTAGGGTCTCTTTTCTTCTTCTGCTCACGGACCTTACGTATTTTCCGTGGATCTATATTTCTTAACTCTTTGATACCAAGTCTTGGATTGTTCTCATCAATAATGGCGTGGTAGTATAATCTACCATCAACATACCACTTTCTGAAAATCTCATAAGCCTGGTTATCAAAATCTAGCAAACTCTTGATATTAGAGAACTCTGTAATAATAACTTGCTTGATATTATCAGGGTACCCAAGTCTATCAAGATTCAGTCTTACCACTTCATCCATCTTATCATGAACAATAGCTTCATTAACTACCTCGTCTACGGCACGTTCGATGTCTGCAGTGAGAGACATATCCCTATAACGAGTTACTAGCTCAGCTTCGGTTCTAGCTGTGCCTTCTAAATCTACAAAGGTGCCATAAGAGCCACCAGCAGCAACAACTACAGCACCATCATCATTGACAGGTGGTGCAAATGATACTGGTTCCTCTTGTGGTACACTTTTTTTAAATTCAAATCCAAACAAATTCATATCACAACTCTTTCATAATTATTAAACTTAGGATTTTTTATCCTATTAGAAATTGTAGATACATCAACCGTAACAGGTTCTGCTAAAGCAGCAGCTTTTAAGCCAGCAAAGATTCCATAGGGTGTTTTGATCATGCCTTTAAAGTTAGCGTTATTAACACCACTCCTATTAACACCTATCCATCTTTTTTTTGCCGCGTTACTCAGATTGGACTTGTGTGATGTACTTTTTGGCTTTTTCATCTTTTCTTTAGTTTCATCCGAGTGTTTTTTACCAAACATTGGATGCTGCTCACCAGGATGGCTAGCCATCTCTGATGGTATTGCTCTGCCGTTACAAACATTTAAAAAATCTTTTCTTCCAGCACAATCCAACCGTCTCAGAACCTTTTCCTCATAGCAGCGAGCATCTTGCTGACTACTAAACGTTTCTCGTATTTCTATAATATCTGGATCACCATGCTTCTGGTAAAACGTTTTTACAACGTTGGATGATGTAAAATATGTTACCCACAAATCCCCTGGACTACAGGTCTTTGCATATCTAACACCATAATAAAACTTATTAAGATCACTCCATCCTAATAGGTATGTATATGGTGTCATATTATCCTCTTGTTAGAAGAGGGGCATTAAGCCCCTCCCGTATCATTCCCAGTAGTCGTAAGACCAAGTAATACCAAATTCTTCAATTGCATCGGCCGATCCCCAATCCAGCGCTATTTCACTAACCGCTGTAGGAAAGCAACCAATGAGTTTAACAATCTTGAGTGGAGGTCCTTTTTTAGAGTATTGAGTGACTGTTAGGTCAACTTTGTACTCACTAGGGAAAGCTCTGAAGTTACTCACTCGCTGATTGATAATCTCCATCCATGTTTCTATTGCGTTACGAACGATAAATCCTTCGTCGTTCATAACTGTCGTCGACCAATCCGAATACGTTCTTTCTCCTGCAATCTTAATGGTACGTCCACCATACGAGATTGGGATCTGTCCTACGTTAGAAGCCGGCAAGCTTGCCGACCTAACCAGGAAAGGACTAAAAGGGATAAGAGGAGTAACACCAGGTGGTGTAGACATAAACACCTGGAATAACGACGGTCTTGCAAAATCGGTAGTACTTACTAGCGATTTAAATGCATTAATGTTGAAAGCCATTTACTGTTCTCCTTGATTAAAACTTACCAACTATTTCATCAAAAGCCACACCTGTTCTTACTGCAACGAAGTTGAGCTGAATGAAATTAATTGACTTAGCTGGCTTAATATATATGTCCCCGACAAACTCGTTTCTATCGACTACTTCACCGGTGTTGTTGGTGTTATCGCAAACCACTCTGTAGTCGTAGATGCCTCTTCTTCCTTGGACATCACGCAAGAACGGCTCAACTAGAGACACAAACTGGGCTCTGGTGAATTCGTCATTGAATTCGAACAGCGAGAACTTGGCAGCTGTTGCAATTGCCTTCTCAAGAACAATAAACAATCTACGTACGTTAATACGATCAAATGCGCTAGGCTTCGATAGAGCAGTCTTGTCGCCAAACAAAACAGTACCTTGACCAGGGAATGTTGCTACTGGATTGATACCATTCTTATACAGAAGATCTCTATCTGCTTTATCTGGATTGTATGCTAGTTTTACTAGGTTTTTAATCTGACCGCGATTGAAACCAGCAGGCGAGAACCAAGGATCACGAGTAGCATCGGTTCTAACACATAGACCAGCAATATCACCATTCAATGGAACGTAACGGAACACATCATTATACTTGTCATATTGATACTTGTATCCAGAATCAATAACTAGATACGAAGATGATCTTAACGAATTTCTAAATGTGACAGTATCGCTAGCTTCGTCTAAGTTATTGTTATTGACAACATCTGCTTTTTCAGGAGATGCAAGAACAATACAATCTTTTCTTACTTCTGCAATATTATCAACCAAATAGTTAGCAATCTGCTCTCCGTTAGTGCCGCCTCTTGACTTACCAGTCATAACTAGAGCAACGTCAACATCGTCAGTGGATGCAAACAAATCATATGCAGCCAGGACTCTACCTAGTGGAATAGCATCCTCAGCATCACCATCTTGACCGTTATGGAACGAAGCGTAGAGTGGTACTGTATCAACACTTGCCAAATTAGAGGCTGTGTTAGAAGCTACTCCAGCTCTGTGGTTAGCCCATCTCACATACTTACTTGAATCGTTGATAACATTTACATAGTAGTTGGTGGCACCATCAGTGGTCTTTGCATTTGTT